GGAGTTTCTACCGAAACCCAAGTAAAAGAACGCTTAGTAGCCGTTCCGGTGCCGGGGGCTGAAACCTCTTTCACCCTTAGCCCTACCCAACTGGCCGACCTGTGCAATGATTCAATAAACTGGAACAAGCCGCAATCTTTCCAGAGTAGCGACGGCCACGCAGCCGCCAGCCTGGAAAAAGACAGTACCGGCACCGTCAGGGTGAATTGCAAGTGCGATAGCCTGGAGGCTCAGGTACTGGTTAAAGACAGCCTGGTGTACGAAACCAAATACCTACCGGCCGAATCTAAAACCCCGTGGTACGACATGGCCGCCCGATGGCTGGCTATTGGCCTGATAATCTTCTTACTAATCTTATTTAAACTCAAATAGCTATGGCTGTAAAGAACAAAACCGCTGAAAACCAAGCCGCCGGGGTTCCGGCCCCGGAAAAGGCTAACGATAATAAAACCGCTAACCAGCCCGCCGAGGGAAAGGAAAGTGCCGGTGCCGAGAATGTAAATGTAGAGGAGGGCGCACCGGGCGTCGCCACGCCGGAGGCTGAACAAATAGCCGAGCAGTTAAACAAGGCTATGCAGGGCAGTACGCACCGCAAGCACGTATTTATTGCCCCTAATGGCGACTGGTTCTTTGATGAACGCCAGGCTAAGCGCCGCTTTGCGGAATACAGCCGCAAAGTGAACCCGTATTACGAGGCCCCGCAGGAGGAGCGCCCCAAACTGAAGAACCTTAAAAAGGCTAAATAATGGCAATAGGTAAAGTTAGTACTACGCGCCAGGACGGGCGGCTTAACCGGGAAAAACCCGGCCGCGACCATATAAGCGGGATAGTCGCCTACGGCACCAAACCAGCCAGTTTCGGCAGTGGCAATGCCGTGCAGGTATTTAGCGTGGAGGAAGCCGAGGCGGTCGATATAACCGCCGCCGCTTTCCCGGCCCTGCACTACCACATAAGCGAGTACTTCCGGGTAAACCCCGGCGGTAACCTATATGTAGGCATATACCCAACGCCGGGCGGCTCCCCTACCTTTAGCGAGGTAGTGAGCCTGCAAAGCTTTAGCGGCAACCAAATACGCCAGATTGGGGTGTATACCGAAACCGCCTTAGCCACTACGCAGGTAACCGCCCTACAGGCGCAAATTAACGCCTTACGTACCGCTGGCTACCCTGTAGTTGTGCTACTGACAGCTAATATCGTAGGCCAAACCCTTAGCGCATTACCTGACTTGCGCAGCTTAGATAGCAACGGGGTAAGCGTGTGTATTGGTCAGGACGGGGGCGCAAAGGGCGCAACCGTGTACGCCTCGGTAAACAAAACCGTGGGCTGCTTAGGCGCGGCTTTGGGCGCGCTAAGCGATAACGAGGTACACGAAGCTATAGACTGGGTAGGCAAGCGCAATTTAGGCGAAACCGCCGAACTGGACACCTTGGCTTTTGGTGAGGGTACCCCTTACAGCAGCGTACAGCAGGCGCAACTGAACGACCTGGACGCTAAAGGCTATGTATTCCTGATTAAGCGCAAAGTGCCGGGCAGTTACTTTAATGCTAGCTGGACGTGCAGCGATGGTGACTACGACACACTAGAGGCCACCCGCACAATGGATAAGGCGCAGCGGTTGGCCGAGGCCGCTTTAGAGCGGGCCTTGAGCCAGCCAATCTACGTAGAGCCGGGAACTGGTTTTATTACCAGCGGTGTGATTGCCAGCCTAAAGGCAGCGATTAACCAGCCGTTACGGCAGATGGAAGGGGCCGGTAATGTGAGCGGCTATAGTGCCGAAATACAACCCGACCAGGACGTAGCCAGTACGCGGCGCGTGACCATTAGTATAAACGCGGTAGGCGTACAGAAAGCGCGCGATTTTGATATTAACCTGGGCTACGCCCCTAAATTAGCTTAACATGGCAACAAACCCTTTCAAACCGCATATTAACGGTACCACCTACGGTTGGGGCATGGTGCAGGTATTTCTACAGGGCGACACTACGCCTATAGCCACGGTGCGTAATGTGGAGTACAGCGATAACCAGGATATTGAGAATATCTACGCCGGGGGCGTTATGCCCGCCGGGCGGGGCTACGGCAATTATGAAGCTACGGCCAAAATTACCCTGCTGCAAGAAGGGGTTATTGCCCTGCAACGCTCGGTGGGGAGCCGCCGCCTACAAGATTTGCCGCTGGCTGATATTGTAGTTAGCTACGTACATCCGGATTTAGGCCGCCGCGTGACTGATAAGATATGCAATGTGGATTTTAAGAACAACGCCCGTAGCCTGGAACAGGGGGCTAAATTCTTTGAAACCGAACTGGAGCTGGTATGCAGCCATATTGAATGGGATGAGGCGGTACTAACCGGCCTGATTCCTAAAACCGGCCTTGCTACTTAACATTCTAATTGACCCCTAAGATGAAGAAAGAACAAACCGAAAAGAGCTTGCGCGAACGGATGCAGGCCAAAGCCGAAGAGGTAAAGAAGGCGCACAAAGTACGGCGCGCAATCTATATTGAAACCAACGACCAGGACAGCGGCGAGGTAGTGGGCGCATGGTTCAAACGCCCCGGCGCGGCTGAACTGGAAGCCCCAACGGCTTTAACCCAACAGGGGCAGGCTATTGGGGCCGTGCGCGTGTTGGCCCAGGATTGCTTTCTGGAAGGTAACCGCGCCCTGCTGGAAGATGAGGAGTACTTTATACAGGTACTGCCGGAATTGCAGGAGTTAATGCCTGCTGGACTGGGCCGCCTGGAAAAGTACTAGGCCGGGCGCAGGTAAACCCCGGCCAGCGGCAGGATTGGTACCGCAAAGTAAATACGCTTATCAGGTACTACCTGCACCTTGACCCGGCCACGCTGTCGGAAGAACTGTGGGCAGCGCGGGCTGCCGAAGCCCTCTGGCTACATAATGAACTTAGTAAAAACGCCGTCCGGCTCTCCTAATGAATGAAAGCGTAAAGTTTAGTTTGTACCTTAACGACCTGGCAAAAGCCCCCTTACGGGCTTTTGGCCGGGTCGGTGATAATGTGCTCACTAGGCTGCACCGCAAAAACCAGCAATTTAATGATGAGCTAAGGCGTACCGGACGGGAAGCTAGTACGGCTGGTAGCGGTTTAAACCAGTTAGCCAGCGGCGCGCGTAACCTTATAGGGGCCTACCTAGGCGTTGAGGGCCTACGTAGTGCCTGGAACATTACCGCCGACATCCAGCAGAACCGCTTGGCGTTAGGGTTATTGTTCAAGGATGCGGAAAAAGGCACCGCTAAGGTGAATGCCTTATTGAGCCGAAAAAGCCCCCTTAAAGGCACTGAAATGTTGGCTAGCTATAAGAGCCTGTTAGCCGGCGGGTTCACTGAACAGCAGGCCGACGGTACGCTTACGATGCTGGAAAATATAGCCGCTGTGGCCGGAACGGATGCCCTGCCCCGCATTACTGCCCAGCTGACGCAAATTAGGGCGGCCGGTGTGCTGCAGGGTGACGAACTACGGGTGCTTAACGAGCTGGGCATTCCTATTATGCAGGAGATGGCTCGACAGTACGGTGTTACCGGGGCGGAGTTTAAGAAAATGACTTCGGAGGGTAAGGTAGGCTTTGAGGACGTAATGAAGGGCCTACGAGGCCTAACCACGGAAAGCGGTATCTTTGCCGGGGCGGCCGAAAAACTATCCGAAGGGCCGGCCGCTAAGCTAAACTATACCCTTGGTCGAGTAGCGATGCAAACCGAACGCATATTTAGCCTGGCTATGCCGCTGGTTAATACCATGTTCGGGCTGGCAAATTCTTTCCTGGAAAGCGATGCAGCGGTAAATACATTAGCCTTAACGTTAGGCGTATTAGGCGGGGCCTGGGTACTGCATAAATCCTTAGCCATGGGCGCGGCCTTAGGCATGCGCGCCTACAACTGGGCTACCAAAATAGGCATCATAACTAATAACGGCATGGCAATTAGTTTGCGCGGCATTGGGGCGGCCTTAAAGTCAATCCCGGTGCTAGGCTGGATAGCCTTAGCCGTGGAAGGTTTTATATTGCTCTGGCAGCACAGCGAAACCTTTAGGGGTGCGCTGTACGGCATTGGCGAAATGGCCAAAGCTACCATGCCACTACTCAAGACCCTGGCTAAAATGTTTTGGGCCTTGCATACCGGGCAGTGGAAAACGTTAGGCGGCTTAGGAAGCCAGCTCAAAGAGCAGTGGAAGAACCTTGACTTAGGGGCGGCCTGGCAGCGGGGCATGGACAAGGGCAAAAGCCCGGAGGCGGATAAAAGCGGCCTACAGCAATTAGCCGACGGCGGCAATAGCCTATTTAACGCCGGGGGCGGTAACAGTGCCTTAGCAGCGGCAGGATCCGGAGCGGGTGGCAGTAGCAGCGGTGGGGTAAGTGTAGGCGGTGGCAGTAGCAGTAGCCAGCGGGCTATAATTGTCAATATAGAGAACTTAGTACGGGAGATTACCATTAGGGCGGAACGGGTACGCGAAGGCGTAAGTGAGATGCGCGACGTGCTGGCCCAGGAAACTATAAACGCGTTGCGGGATGTGGAGGTGAGCTATGGCCGTTAAGCGAGTATTTGAAACCTTAGAAGCTATTGCGCGCCGCGCCGAGGGTGGCCTTACTCCTTTCGGGCGGCGGGAGCAGTTACAAACCCCCTACTACGACTACGTAACCCTACGGGCCGGCGCACAGGCAATCCACCTGAACGCCGTGCAGGTGGATGTAGACCTTGAAAAAGATTTAGTTATTACCCCGCTATACGGCAGGGGTGAAAGCGGGGCTATCGTAGAGGAGATGCGCACCATGCCTCGGGCGTTGGTAATACGCGGGTGGCTGTTTGCCCAAAAAGGCAACCAGCCGCGCCAGCTTAGGCGGCAACTGGATAGCCTGTGCGGCTCAAACAGTGCGCTGGAGGTGGAAAGCCCCAGCCTACTAGATTACAACATTCACAGCATTGTAATACGGCGGCTTAGCCTACCGGCGCAGCAGCACCTGAACGCCCAGCCGTTTAGCATTTATGCGTACGCTGACCAGTACGCCGAACTAGAATTGAGGGGCAATGTATAAGCAGGGTATTTGCGATATAACCATAGGCGATTACCGGCTTAGGGAGGCTGAAAACATTCAGGTAGAAAGTAGCTGGGATAAGCTCACTGACACCTGCATCATTAAGCTACCCCGGCGGCTATACTTTGCCGGTAAGCCGGTAAGTAATGCCGGACCGTGGCAGCGCGGGCAGGCGGTAGGCGTAGCATTCGGCTACGCTGATAGCGGCGTAATAGGAAGGTTTGAGGGATTTATAACCTCTGTTGAAGCTGGCACCAATATAACACTGCACTGTGAAGATGCGATGTACGGCCTTAAGCGCGGAAGCGTGAGCAACCACTGGCCGGATGGGGTAAATTTGCGGCAGTTACTGACCGCCACGATAGGCAGCAACGTTAGGGCGGCAGATGTGCAGTTAGGGGCTTTTAAGGTAGATAATGCCAGCCCGGCGCAGGTACTGGATGCCTTGCGCACTGAATACCAGTTGCCCAGCTTCTACCGCGCCGGCACGCTATACAGTGGCCTAAAGTTTTGGCCTGAATTACAGCGTACGCATACGGTAGTGATTGGCCGTAACACGGCGGCTGACAGTTTGGAGTGGAACGAGAGCGGCAGTGAAGATTTTGAAATTGAGGCTGTTGGCCTGTATACCGAAGGCGGGCAGCAAAAGAAACTAAGTGTAAAGGTGGGGCGGCCGGGCGGCGTGAAACGGACCGTACACTTTTACAACCTGCGCACCACGGCCGCTTTAGAGGCGGCCGGGCGGCGTGAATTGGAAAAAATGGATTTTACCGGCTACCGGGGCAGCGTTACGCTATTCGGCGTTCCGGTAGTGCGCCACGGCGATATACTGGATTTACGAGATAATACCTACCGCGAACACCGGGGCCGGTATTTGGTGAAGGCGGTAACGTCGGAATTTGGTAGCAACGGGATTAGGCAAAAACTTGAATTAGATGCAAGAATTGATTAGGCAAATACGCGCCTGGCTAGCCCTTAAAGCCCCGCTACCGGTTTTAGGCACAGTTACTAAGGCTGACAGTAAAACGTGCGACGTAAAGCCGCTAAATAGCGGGCCGGAGATTAAAAGCGTACGGCTGTATGCTTTGGGCGACGGCACCCCGGCGGTACTGGTCGTGCCGGCAGTGGGTAGTACGGTGCTGGTTGGGTGGCTGGATAACGGGCATACGGCCTACCTGGCCGCCCACACGCAGGCGCAACGCATTGAGCTTAACGGCACCGAAATGGGTGGGCTGGTAGACTGGCCAAAGCTTAAAGCCGAACTGGATAAGGAAAAGCAGCGGCTAACCGCCTTTCTGGATGCCTACAGTAATGCTACCCCGGTGGCTAACGACGGTGGCGCGGCTATTCAAACGGCGGTTAAGGCGGCAACGTCGGCCCTACAGGAGGCTAATTTTACCAACCTTGAAAACGAACTGGTAAAGCATGGCTGAATTGACCGACATACTACTGAATAGCGACGGCGGGCTAAGGATTGAAAACGGCGACTTGGTTTTAGGGCGGGGAGAATCCCAAACCGCCGCCCTGCTATTAGAAACTGCCCCCGGCGACTGGAGGGATGAACCAACGGCCGGGGCCGAGGCCGAGCGGGCCTTAAGTGGCCCGCGCGACAGCGTGGCTTTAGAATCCCGGCTTAGGAGGCAACTAGACCGGGAAGGGATTACGATGGACGGCGTAACGCTAAACGGGGAAGTAATAGAAATGACATTTAGATGAAAACCTACACGGTTAGGCAAGGGCAAGATTTACTAGACGTAGCTATACAACTGTACGGCGATATGGCAGGTGTACTACGGCTGATAAAAGATAATGGCTTGCCCTTTACCCCTGAATTAGCGGTTGGGCAGGAGTTACTGTACGACCCGAACGCGGCCCGGAACCCGGACGTAGTGGCGCACTTTGCCGAGCGCAATATAATTATAGCCACGGCCACCGAGGGGCCGGCTGATTTAGGTACTGAAATAGGCGGGCTACACTTTGACCCGGAACACTTTAAAACGGAGCACTTCTTATAATGAGTACTAGAATAAACGAACAGGATTTTGACGCGGTAGTTGATGAAACCGTGCGCGTAGGCAGTTTAGGCGTTGACGATAAGACCGACGGCTTTACGCTGCGCGCGTTCCTAAAACGCCTGAGGTTAAGCTTCCTGTTACCGGGCAAGGTGGGGAAAGCAGACTTGACCCAGTCGCTTCGTAATGAGATTGACGGTATATCCAAGCGCACCAGCGGCGATGGGCCACCGCCGGGCGGCACGGAGTTGGAAAGCGGCAATAAGATAGCCGGCTCTACCTTTGATAATACCTACGTATACGGGCAGGATGGTGACGGCAACGATTTGTTTATAGCCGACGAGCACCGCTATTTTGACCGGCTAAACAAAAACCTTTGGTACTGTTCCGATGCCGCTACCGGTACCTGGGAGAAACTGGATGCCGGGGGCATTCAGTACGGCCCGGTGACGGATTCGGAAGACGGGCTTGCCACGCCGGCCCTAAAGGCAGCGGCTGAAAAAGCCGAACCGTTAGAATTAGGTATTGGTTCGGGCGGTAATACTGACCGGCCGCCCAGCTTGCAGGGCAACACTATCTTAGTTAGCGCGCCTTCACAGGACGCGCTAAACTTAACAGACGGCCAGGATGAAATAATTGACCTGAAAGATAGCAGCTATCTAACCAGGACTTTTAAACGTAGGCCCGCTAACACGGCCGCCCACCACAATATAAAACTTCGTTTAGGATCTAATTTAAACCAGCTACCGGCCTCGCTGGGTGACCACGTTTACAGGGGTACCGTTCGGATTATAGTGGAGGTAGGGTGTACTGATTTCAAGGTGCGGTTCCCTACCTCTATGACCAATTCCAATCCGCTGCACTTTGTAGAGTACAATATAAGTATAGGAGGACAAACCGTACCCGACTACTACGAGTTCTCGTACGCCTTCGATAAAACCGACGGAGGTATTATAACCTGGCAGGTGGCGGGCTACAATAGAAATGTGGCCAGTGTGTTTTCTACCGAAAACCTAAACCTATTGGCTAAAGGGCAGCTACCTGCCAGGTTAGGGAGATTCCGGGAACAGGACAACTTGCCCCATTTTGGCAATGGGAGCGGTAGCGATAAGCGGATAGCGTTGTATGAGGACTTATCTAGCGTTGGCAACGGTGAAGTAAACACCAATACTAACGCTGGAACAGAAACCGGTGTAGAAAACTTAGTTTTACCCAAAAGTGGCGTAAATACTCCGATTAAAGGCTTAAAAGCGGTAGATGATTCTATAGAATTAATTTCAGCCGCCGGCCACGTTGGAATTCGCTTAACCAACCCTGAAGTAGTACCAGTCACTTTTAGTAGCACGAGCGGCGGGCGGTATATAGTAGATACCCAGCAAGAAAATAGGTTTTACGCTTACGTAAACGTAGGGCAAAACGCGCAGTTATGGTTAAATAATAGTACCGACGTAGCGCAGGGCATTGTGGTACTACGTAATACTATAGCCAGCCCAGTTACGGTTCAGGTGCCAGTTAAAACCCGAATAGGCGCTTCGGCGGTAAGCCTTGTAGCCTGCACTATACCGGCCAACCAGGAATTTACCTTTAAGGTGGAAGCCTTTATGCAGTCTGGAACTAGTTTTAACCTACAAAATCAGGTTTGGACATGGCAAACTACCGCCGCGGACGGACAATTGGTAGGTTTGGGCACACAAAGCGGCGCAGTAGATGAGGCTACAGTTAGGAACCTGCTAAATCTAAAGGATGGAGCGGTAACCCTAACGGCGGCCGGGGCTAATAATTATACGCTTAATTGGGAAACCGCCGCCCGCCGCGGCACGCTAAACGTTGCTAGTTTAACAGCGAACGACACGATAGACCTTATTAATGTAGCGGACGTAGATAGTAAGGCGTTTAAAATAACCGGTAACGTGCCGGTACGCTTTACCTACTCTACTGGTGGCAAAACCCTGAACATAGAAGGTATAGACCCCGGAACCGGCACCCGTACGGTATTTATAGATCATTCGAACGGCGAGATAAACATTTACTGGGATATAGCCTATCCGCTGGCTTCCAATACGCTTTACCTGGGCAACCACGAAAGCGTAAACGGTACCCACGCCGCCCCCCGTACCGCGCTGACGGCAAACGAGGAACGCGCGATAGTAGGCAATACCTTCCTGTTTTATTTCAACGGTACTTGGTCAGCCCCCGCCAATTGGAAGCGCATAGGGGCCAACACGGTGACAAATAACGAACTGGCAATTATTTCCGGTATGGTGGTTAAGGTGGCCGGGGGCGTGGTAGTGCATTACGGCGTACAGAAGGAGGTAGTGTAATGGAACAGTTTGTAGCCCCTTTTCTAGTGCAAGGTTTTGGTGTAGCTCCCACAGTACCGCCTAAAACCTTCCGCGTAAACTTTGGCACGACGGAACCGAGTACGGGGTGGAATAACTTAACCAATGCGGCGGCAAACGCAAACCTGATAAACCTAAAAGATACTACCGGTGCCAACGGCACCTATCATATCTATTTAGTGCATGCCTTTACCTCTACCAACAACGCCGGCCAAACACCTAGCCCCGCTGGGTCAGGCATATTCCCGGATTTGGTACACGAAGGGCAGTTCTTTAGTAACACCGCCGCCCGACAGTTTAAGTTTACCAATCTAAACCCTGGAAAAACTTATACAGTACGCCTTTTTGGTTCGCGTAAAGATTCCAGCAACCGCCCGACTACCTGGACTATCGACGGCGTAAGTAAAACGCTAGAATGCGGTAGCAACATAAATAATACGATAGAATTTAATGTGATTTCACCCAGCGGCGGAAACGAAATCATAATAACGACCGACCCCGGTGCCGGCTCTGGCAATGGCTTTAGCTATACCGGCGCGGCACTACTAATAGAAGAAAATTAACAGGCTATGACAATCGAGGAACTTAATACGCTTATTAGCACCCTGCAAGAAAAAACCGTTACTAAACTGCAAGAAATTGCGGATAAGGACGCGCTGTTTAACGAGGAAAAAGACCGGGTAAAGAAGTGCAATTACCGCAACGATTTACGCACCCTGGAGTATGAGCTTAGCCGATTGGAGCGGGCTAAGTTAGAGGCCGAACGAGATTTAGCTTGGGAAAAATACGATGCAGGGATTTACTAGGAGCGCGCAGGTTGTAGGGGCCGGGGAGCAGGTAACGCTAACCGCTACGGTACCGAATGCGACGGATTGGCAATGGATGGTTATAAGCGATCAGGATTCCAGCAGCCGCCTTTTTTCAGGGCAACAGATAAACTTTGAGGTAGTACCGCAATCAAACAAAGGGATGAAAAGTTTCCACGTTCATCTCATTGCAAGTAACGGCAACGGTAGTATTCAGTTCCTTAAAAAGGATTACGTAATAGCAACGCAGGATAGAAGCCGTACGCCGGACTACGTAATTGACCTTACAACCTATACCGGCAATACGGTAGACTTAACCGGATTGGCAGGCGGTAGCACCGTAGCCGTTACGGGGCAGGTGGTTGACCCGGCATGGAGCCGCTTTAGGTGTACGCTACCTACCAATACCGTAGCCGGCAACCCTATCCATTTTATTAATCAGGGGCTGGTTAGTATAACCTGGACGGATAATTCAGTAGTACCCTACGATGAGGGGTTTGGCATAATAGATGCCCAGCACGTAATTCTGGATTTCTGCTGCGACGGCCACGAATATGGCATGGTGATTAATGGTAAGGGCTGGCAAACCAGTGGACTGAGCACCAACGTTCGGCTTTGCGGCCTAAAGGATTTAAACGCTAAGAGTAGCGGTATAAAATCGAAGGAGGGCGGTTTAGGGGCCGCTGCCGGCGTGGGCCTCTATGAAGATATGTGGTTTATCCACTGCTACGTCGAAACCTGCGCAAATGAAGGTCTTTACGACATGAACTTTACGCAGGCGTTCCGGCAGAACGAGAACCCGCAACGCTGGAGCACCGGAGCAAGGCACCGTATCGTAGATTTTCATGTAGTGCGCCCCGGTTGGGATTGTTCGCAAACGAACTGCTGCCCTATTGGTTTTATAATGCACGATTGCTTGTTTATCGGAGGCGGCTATCGAGATTCACCTAGCCAGGACTTTGCGTTTAGTTGCGGTGGAATAAGCGGCGAGATATACAATATCAAATGCGTTCAGGATACCGGCATGGGAGCTAAGTTTCAGGTTTTCCCGGCCGGTCCGCTATTCGTGTACAATATTCAGGTAATTAATGAAACGGAGACCAGCCCGGACACTCGCAAGTTTTCAGCCTACAGCAGCACGGCGGCGAACGAAAATCCCAGCCCGGACGGCTTTGTCAATACAGCGAACGATGTTGAGTTGACCTATGCGTACTGCTCGTTTTGGGCGCAGGATGAATACACGCGAACGGTAGTAGCGCCGGCTACGGCGGGGTATACTACGATGCACTACCGGAATTACCGCGTACTTAATTGCTTAGGCGTTATTCCGGCCGCTGTTGGCACTAACCGGCTTTGGTCAGACCACGCTAACGAAGACCCTTTAAATGAAGATATACGCGGCTGTACGCAACGCCTGGCAGTGGATTGGCAGTTTGCCGATTACGCAAACCAGGACTTTAGCCCGCAACCTACCAGCCCGTCGCTGGGCGGCGGCGTGGATTTAAGTAGCGAGAGTTGGCTGTCTAGCGTAAGTGATACAATAGCCTACGACATAGATGGAATGATTAGGAATATGAACGATCAGGGGCCTTACAGTTATAAGGTTCTACCGCCGCCGGGTTCTATACCAATATTTAGGCGGGTGCCGCGCAGGCGTGGGCGGGAACGGGAACGTAGATTGACACTATAAATCAGCAGCTATGGAGTTACAAGATTATATAAATAACGTCAACCAGGCGGCCGCTTCCATAACCTCTATTCAAGAGGGTATGGAAGCGGAGCGCACTAACCTGCCCGCCCTTGACGAACTAACAACCCGGGACGGGCGGGGCAAGCTAAATGTTTGGGGTCGAATACAGCTTGCTTTCGCCTTCCTGGGTTTTATTCAAACCGAAAATATAAAAGCCTACCGCGCTAATGTGCAGGCGTTGGTAGATAGCGCCTACCCCGGCACGGCGCGCTGGTGGGATAGGGTGCTACGTACTTTCCAGTACGGCGATAATTTGGAAATAGACCTTGCTACCGGGCGGTACTTTTACCCGGCGATTGATAGCGAAAAGCAGATTATAAAGCACGTCAGCCTAAGCGCCGGTATAATTAAGGTAGCGGCAGAAGATGGAAGCAATAACCGTATAGCCTTGACCACTGACCAACTGGCGGCACTAAATAGCTACATTGGGCAAGTATGTATGTGGGGGGCGCAGCCGAAGGCTACCAGCCGAAGTGCTGACTTGCTACGCCTGACTATGAAGGTGCATTATAACGCCCTGTTCTTACTGGAGCGGGTGAAGGAAGAAGTTAACCGCGCAATTATGGCCCATATAAAGAATTTGAGTTTTAACGGCACCTTGTACCGCAGCAAACTGCAAGATGCAGTACAGGCGGTTGAAGGCGTTACGGACGTGCAGGTGCTAAGCCTAGAGGCCCGGCATTTGCAAATACCTTACCAGCCGGTTGAGCGTATTTATCAGCCTCTGGCGGGCTATTTACAGATAGATGCCGCCCACCCGCTACAGAGTAGTATAGAATTTATCCCAAGCTAATGAGGTGGACTATAGACTTTCTTAAGTGGATATGGTCGGTACTGCCCCGCCCTATGCGGGAACCGTCAACAGTGCAGGCCCTATGGGTATGGACCAAACCCCTCCGGGATTTACAGGCGCAACTGCAAACATGGTACGTGGCTACTGACTATGCATTACTGTGGAATGGCCAAACCATTAAGCTGGAACGGCTGCTACGTAACGAATTTGGCAGCGAGGATATAAGGCTGTTAAACATAATACCGGGGTTAAGCCCTATGGCATTTGGGCCGAATGCGGAACCGATGGATTATTGGGGGCCGCCGTCAGCCCCGCAGGCCTATATAGGGCCTGCCGGGGGGTTTAGTAGTATTACCGCTAAGGTGATTGTACCGAGCTACCTACAGGGCGAGGAGCCGCGATTGCGGGCATTAGTTAATAAGTATAAAATTGAACAAGTACAGTACGAAATAGAATACGTATGAAGCAGCTAAAGACAATTAATATAGGGGCGCAGAGCTTTTTACCCGCCACCAGCGCAACGCTGGAACACCTACAGGCCGCCACCCAAGATACCGTACGCGCTTTTTTGCAGGCGTTAGGCGTAGATATAAGCCAGCCGGCTACCCGCATTGCCGGTATGGGTATTAGCAGTAATAATGATGAAATTACCGTCAGTCCCGGTTGGATATGGGTTAACAATGAATTGCTTTACTGCCCTGGCGGTACGGTTACCCCCGGAGCCGGTCAGGTGGCCGTATTTGCGTTACAGGAAACTTATAGCGCCGCTGACCCGGTAACTTTTGTAGATAGCAACCGGGTTGAGGCCGGGCAATTTAACGTATACGCCGACCGACAGGCGGTCGTAACCGCTGGGGCGGCCGGTAGCGGGCTAGCAGATGTAGAAACTACGCCGCACGCTAACGACGTGCAGTGGGTTGACTTAGTACTTTTAAACGGAACTATAAATGTGGGTGGAACTAAGGCACAATACAGGGTTACCAAAGAAGGCAAGGTTGAGTTAAGGGGCACGATTAATGTACCTCCTAACGTATTGGTGGCAGTTCAAATGCCCGACGCTATAGAGCCTAAAACCTTTCAGGCTATGCAAATAACTTCAGCCGTAAGTATAAACTACAGCCCCAACACGAACTCTATTTATGTCTATGGAAATTCTAGCCTCGGGGCATCTATTAATTTAGACAGGTTTAGCTGGTGGATTAGGTAA